ACATCGACTTCGACCCTGCCGGAATCGACAACCTCGACGGAACCGAGTACGACGACGACGGCGATCCAGTCCTCCCCATCGGTGCCGTTGGAACCATCGTCATCGATCTCACCGACATCCTCGGCAGTATCTACGAAGCCATCGAGCAGTTTGGCGACTTCGACGACATCCCTGACGACTACGAGTTCGGTGTCGGCCCAGAGACCTGTGGCCACAACCCCTCCTTCGGTCGCTACTACTGGTGTGACGACGACGACCTTCCTGCCGATTGAACCAGAAACATCTGAACAAGCCATCGAGGTTCTCGCAGAAATCTCGACACCTGAAGAAGCGCAGGCTGCTATCGAAGCGATTGCCGCCAACATCGACACCCTGACCGGGGAACAGTTGGACCAGATTGCCCAGGTTGTCAGTCAGGCCCCGGTTGAGGTGAAACGGGCGTTCGAATCCGAGGTCAACATTTTTGGGGGTGGGCTGGATTCATATATTCCAGCGGACTCGAATGTGACGGTCGGGCAGCGTCGGGCGCTTGTGGCGGTGGGTGCTGTGTTGGCTGCCGCCCCTGTGTTGGCTTCCCGACGCAAGTGATAATCTCGCCTCTATGAGCAAATATTTGGCTGCCCTTGCTACCCTGTTGGTTGCGGCCTGCTCGTCGGCCTACATCATTATTACGTTGTCGGGTCAGACGAGGACGCAGGCGCTTTGGATTACCGGTATTCTGCTCACCGCTACGGTGCTTTTGACTGCTATCGAGATGAAGGATGAGGACTGATGTATCCCAGCCGCAAGTTTGTGACCCCTGACGAGTTGGCGAAGTGTCCGAATGGGGACATTCCTGCGCATCTACTGTCGAACATTAAGCCTTACGGACAACTTTACTGGAAGGCTGCGAAAGCGTGGGATGCGATGCTGACGGCAGCGAAGGCTGAGGGGTTGGAGTTCTCCCACGTTGGGGCGCTGCGCACCTTGAAGGAACAGGAATCGCTGTTCGCTTCCCGCTACAGCACGAAACCGTCGAAGCGTGTCCCTCAGATTACCCGCACCTACAAAGGCAAGACATGGTTCTTGAAGAACGGTATGGCCCCCGCTGGCACCCCTGGCACATCCAAGCACGGGTGGGGTTGCGCCGTCGATGTGGCTGCTGTCGTCAACAAGAAACTGATTAACCTTGGCGGGTCACAAAAGCACGTTGACTGGTTGAAGGCTAACTGTGAAAAGTACGGTTGGGCGTGGGGTGTAGGCGACCCCAAGAGTAAAGAGTTTGAAATCTGGCACCTCGAATGTTTCGACTGTGACAGCCTCCCTGCCGAAATGGTGGGCGGTCAGGTGGAGCAAGCAACCAAGGTTGCTAAGCCGACTCGCAAGGAGAAGAAGGGCCGGAAGGGTTTGAAGGGGTGACATGGCTAGAACTTTTGTTTCTCTTGCTGTTCTTGGTTTCGCTGTGTGCGCTACTTGCATTGTTGGCGGTCGTCTTCTCGAACGACGCTGGGACCACAAAGGGTTCTACGAATGAGCGAAATAATCACGGTTGCGGTCATTGGCGCTGTGGGGACAGTTCTTGCGGCGCTCGTACAAGGGATGCGGAAAGAGAACCGTGACGACCACGCTGTCGTCGCTGATTCGTTAAACCGTATAGAAAGCAAGATTGACGGGCACATCTCAGACCACCTCAAAGGCGACTTGTGACCTGCTAACCTGCGTCTCCTTATGACCCAGGCCGACATCGAAATCCTTGTAAAATATCTCCAAAAAGCGGTTGTTCCTGCTTCTGACCAGCCCGAGTTCATCAAGGCTTTTGAACGGTTACTTGCACTACGCAAACATCTGCTGGCTGCCGCATAGTAACCTTCAAGGCGTGACAGACCCACGCAATTTCCTTATCTGCCCCGACTGCGGTAACGGTTGGGACATCTCCGAAGGACGGTTCTGTTGGCTGTGCAAATCAGAAGGCGAACCAGACTGGCAGGACGATGGACCAGACGCAGCATGAGATGGTGCTTGTCAAGTGGGCTGACGCTCACGCAGGCGAAGGGCATTGGGCGACACTAGAAGAACAAGAATCTGGTGACCACATCGTTCAAACTTGTGGCTACATCATCCCCGAGCAGGATGGTGGGAAGAAAGGCCATGTGACTATTGCCCAGTCACATTCGCCGGACGACTTCTACGACCACATCATCTACATCCCAGCAGGGATGGTGAAGTCGATTGCGTTCCTTCGGCCTTTCACGAAGGATTTGCCCGCCGACTGATGAAGACCTGTTCGTCTTGCAAGAAACGCAAGATGCGTAACAAGTTCGGTAAAAGCACCCGCAGCAAAGACGGGCTGCGAGGGCAATGTTTAGTCTGTTACAACAAGAAGAAACATGAGTGGCGGCTCGCTAACTGGGAACGTGATAGTGACATAAAAAGCCGCTACCGCAAGTCGAACCCTGACCGTGTGCGTGATGCGAACCTGCGTCAAAAGTATGGCATCGGTCTCATCGAGTACGAGTTCATGTTTGAGCAGCAGAACGGTTTGTGCGCTATCTGTGAGCAACCGGAACGGATAATAAACGGAAAGTCTAAGAAGGTTGCGCCGTTGGCTGTGGACCATTGCCATCAGACCGGCACCGTCAGAGGCTTGCTGTGCTTTAGTTGCAACATTGCTCTCGGCAAATTTCAAGACTCCCCAGCCCTTCTGCAAAGGGCCTTGGAGCATCTCACAAAGTAATTCTGAGAAACCTATTGACAAGTAGCACACCCCTTCGTTAGAGTGCCCCGCAATCATTCAACGATTGAAAGGGGACCCACATGGGACTCAACAGGTATCGAATCAGTAAGCCGGAACACGGCGGTCAGGAATGGCTGAACGCACGGTTCCGTGACGAGAACGGCAACAGGCGTGTGTCTGCTTCGGCGGTCGCAGCAATCTACGGGTTGCATCCGTTTGTGCCGATGGACAACTATGCAGCAGAACTGCTGTCAGACACACCTCCTGTGCCTGTGGCTCCGAACGCTGCGATGGAGCGGGGTAACCGTCTCGAACCGTTCGTGATGGAATGGGCAGCCGACAAACTTGGTGTGCCGTACATCACACCGGACGAGATGTTTGTTGCCGAATCGAAGGGCGGTGCCCGTATGGTTGCCACCCTCGATGGTTTCTATGAGACTGGTGATGACAGGGCTGTGTTGGAAATCAAAACGACGACACGGGCGTGGGATGGTGAGTTGCCGGACTATTGGCGTATCCAAGGCATCCAGCAGGCAATCTGTGCCGATGTGACCGAGGTGACTTGGGCGGTGTTCGACCCGTCGATGCAACTTCATCTCCATGTCCAGACAATTACGCCCGCTGAGCAGGCTGAGCATATTTCTGCTGTTGAGAAGTGGTTGAACGCTATCGACCTCGGGATGACTCCGGCTGGTGTGAAGTGGTCGTATGAGACGGTTTCGACTCGCTATCCGAAAGCGGAACCGAAGACGGTCGAACTTGAGGTTCAGGCCATCGACATCATTACGCAACTCAAGCACGTTAAGTCTGAGTTGAAGTCGTATCAGGAGATGGAAGACAAGTTGAAGGCCGAGTTGTGCGAGTTGATTGGCGAAGCCGACACCGCTACAGTTAACGGTACGGTCGTTGCGACTTGGAAAGGGCAGACGAGGGATTCGCTTGACATCAAAGCGTTCAAGGCTGCACGACCCGACATCGCTAAAGAGTTCTCTAAGCAAGTAACAACCAGAACCCTGCTTCTGAAAGGAGCAAAGTAATGAGTGAGAAACCAGCAGTACAAATCATCGAACTTCTGTCGAAAGTGATGGAAGATGTCGGTGCTGTTCGCAAGGGTGAACGGAATCAGGCACAGAACTTTAACTTCCGTGGCATCGATGCGGTCGTGAACGCTGTGTCCCCGGCCTTGCGGAAGCATGGGGTTGTGGTCACACCGGAGATTGTGTCGAACGATTACACGACGGTTGAGGTTGGCAAGAACCGCACCTCGATGGGCCATTGCCGTGTCACCGTGACCTACAAGTTTTGGGCACCAGACGGCTCGTATCTGCCGACCACGGTGTCGGCAGAGTCAATGGACTCGGGTGACAAAGCGACCGCTAAGGCGATGTCGGTGGCGTTCCGTACCTGCCTGCTGCAAACACTCTGTCTCCCTACGGATGAGACTGACCCTGACCATGAGGTCTATGAACGTGCCCCCCGTCAGGCGACGACTCGTGGCGCAGCACCCCGTCAGGCTGTAGCGGAACCGGCAGACAACGAAGAACTGTCCGCCGAGCAACGCCAACAGTTGCAAGCAGCCTGCGCCAAGGCCGGTATCGACCCGCAAGTCATGGCAGCGAACGCAGGTCTCGATTGGCATGGCGATTTGAAGAACTCGGACATCCCTGCGCTCCGTGAAGCGTTCAAGGAACTCAAAGCGTTCAAGGACGGTCAGTAATGGCAAACAAACGTACTGTTGACCCGACAGGTTCAGAGGCATCCAGCCAGATTGTCGGCATCCGTTTGACCAACACACAGTTGCAGCAGATTGCGACGATGTGCGAGCAACGTCAAGTGTCCCGTTCGGAATTGATTAGGCAGTTAATTCATCAGGCATGGCTTCTCGACCAGCAACCCGAACCGTTTTAGAGCACGGCACGGCAAGGGGGTACAAGCGGGGCTGTCGGTGTGAACCGTGCAAGGTGGCGTTGACGGAATACAACCGTTCTCGATACCGGAAACAGCCACGGCTTCCGTTTGACCCAATTCTTGCTGTGATGACATCGCATCAACGAGCCGCACATGAGGCTCTTATCAGGTCTCGGGCTGGGAAAACTGTCAGCGTGTATCAAGCCGACCGGCTGTGCTGCAAGTTGGGCCATCACCCGTGGACGGTTTATGGAGATTTATGGTTTCAGGAACTTTGGGAGAGAGATGAGTAAGCAGAAACAGAAAGGGACTCGGGCAGAGAACGCTGTTGTCGAGTTTTTGAAGAAGAACGGGTATCCGTATGCGGAACGTCGTGCGTTGGCTGGGGTCAACGACAAGGGCGATGTGACTGGTATCGGGCCTGTTGTGATTGAGGTGAAGGACCATCAGAAGATTACGTTGGCTCAGTTTATGTCGGAGTTGAAAGAGGAAGTGAATAACGCTAATGCTCAGACTGGTGTGGCTGTGGTCAAACGGCGAGGTACGTTGCAGGTGGGTGACTGGTATGCGGTGATGCCGGTGTCGTGGTGGGTTGATTTGTTGAAGGAGGCTGGTTACTGATGAACGACGGTAAGTGTTTTCTTGTTGGTTGTTTGGTCGGCTTGTTGATTGGGTCTATCGCTTGGGGTGGCTGGTGGCTGGTTATCCGATGAAGTGGAAACCGTTTAATTCGGGTACGCCATATACCTGTAAGGATTGTCCGGCGTATCGGTCATTGAGCGATGAATTGGATGCGTGGAAAAAGATGTGGAGTCTTACTCAGACGGCTGAGGATGGGTGGCGGCGTATCGCTCAAACCATTCTTGATGAGTGGGTGCCGAAGGAAGCGAAAGACGCTTACGTTGACGAGTTGATGTCTCGTGACCCCAAGTTTGCGAAGGTGATTCTTGGTGAGTGATGACATTGTGACCCGACTACGATTTGCGCTTACGCATTTCAGGGACGACCCTCAACCTGTCCTATTGGAAGAAGCCGCTGATGAGATTGAACGCTTGCGAAACATAATTATTGGGATTGCCCTGAATAAACAGGTTTGGAAAGGCTTTGACTTTGACTGATGACATTCTGACGAGACTACGGAAATGCACTTGTTTGCATCTTGAATTATTGACTCAAACAAACTGGTTTCCTGACGGCTGTATCCAATGTGCTGCCGCTGATGAAATTGAACGCCTACGGAAATTGGTTTCAACGTGGATTATCTGCGCCGAAAGACTTGTTGAATCAAACGATGGCGAAGAATACGAACAAGCAAACGCTTTCTATTTAGAGTGTCAACGCATAGCGAACGAGACTTGCCATGAGTGATGACATTGTGAGCCGACTACGGAATTCATGCGCCCACACTTGCGCTAAGTGCGACGATGAAAACGCTTATGCCGTAGGGGTGGAAGCCGCTGATGAGATTGAACGCCTACGGGCAGACCGTGACAGGTGGCGTGACATCGCTTACGAGTACTACCTGACTGACACCGACTGTAGTTGCCACATCTGTGACCGCTACAGGGAGGCTGCTGGCATTGACAACGAAACCGTTTGACCGCACCCTCTACAACAGGGACGACGACGCTAAAGATGATGTTATCCGGTGGGTCGCAAGACGCTACGGCTACCACCTTTACGTCAACCCTGACCAGTACGGCATCGACCTGCTGTGCGACAACGGCTGGTCGTTCGAGGTTGAGGTGAAACATAACTGGCGTGGCGACAAGTTCCCGTATCAAGAGGTTCATTTCTCTGCACGGAAACTGAAGTTTGCGAATCGTCGCAGCATTTTCGTTATGTTGAACAGCGAACGTACCCGAGGGTTGTTGGTGGCGGGTGATGTTGTGCGTCGGTCGAAGATTGTGCGGAAGGCTACGAAGTACACGGCTGATGAACAGTTCATCGAGGTTCCGGTTCGGCTGTGTGAGTTGGTCACGCTAAACTGACCTGATTCGTCTAACACTTGGAGGTTTATGAGACGTAACTAACCCTGTCCGTTGAACAAAGGAGACCATCTTGCGCAAGCGCATCTTGACCCCCGTAATCCTGTCCCTGTCCCTACTAGCCACAAGCCCCGCAGAAGCCTCTAAAAGCCCTTCTGACGGCCTTTACAGCCCCGCCTGCACCAAGTATGTCAATCTGGCACGGCAGGTCGGCTGGCCGAAATCCGACCGGTTCATGCTCCGCAAAATCATGTGGCGTGAAAGCCGATGCCAACCACAAAGCATAGGCCGGAACCGTAACTCGCTTGGAGTTGTGACCTCCCAAGACTGGTCGTTGCTCCAAATCAACGATGTCTCGTGGGTCACATACCTACGGAACCTTGGCATCATCACCCGAAAAGAAGACCTACTGAATCCCCGCACCAACCTCACCGCCGGACTAGCGTTGAGAACCTACTCAGTCGAAAGGGGGCTACACCCTTGGTATCAATGGCGAACAAACAATCCCAATGGTTCTGCCCGTACTGCGGGGTAACCCTCACCCTCTACATCAGACCGTCAGAACCACCGACGCACAACTGTAAAAAGAAACTTCACAAACCAATCCAACTAACCAAAAAGGAAACAGAATGAACCACATCACCATCGCTGGAAACGTCGTCGGAGACCCCGAAATGCGAGTCACCTCGTCAGGAATGAACGTGCTCAAGTTCTCCGTCGCAGACACCTACGGCAAAGACGACAAAAAGAAGACCACGTTCCACAACATCGTCGTGTTCTCCCAGTTGGCAGAAAACGTCGCCTCATCCCTCAAGAAAGGCGACACAGTAGTCGTCTCGGGACGCATGGAAACCGACGAATACACCAAAAAGGACGGGTCGAAAGGCAAGTCAATCAACGTCATCGCAGACGAAGTAGGTTTCTCGATGCGCTGGACATCCGTCGTCCCCGACCAGACCGGCAAGACGATGGGCGCAATCAAAAAGGCGTTCCCCAAGAGCACCATCGGCTTCGACGACGACGCTTTCTGATGAACTTCGAACAATGGCTGAAAATCGGTGTAGACGAGGGGTGGGCAACCGCCCCCGTCTGCTACACCCACGACGGCCTCCCAATGACCGACGAAGAAGCAGAAGACGACGAACCGTGCATCCACATCATCCGGCTCTGCGAAACACCTGAAGAACAAGCAGCGGTCGAAGCCGACCACACACCTTCACAATGGCGACGGTCGAACAGAGGACTGTAGCCTGCGACCATTGCGGGACAGTCCTACGGGCATTGACCCCATGGACAGCCAACGAAACAGCAAACTGTGACTGTCTCTGCCATAACGCACGGCGTTATGACCGGATGACCTACCGAGAACGGAAGAAAAGTGCAAAGACGTAAAGGCTGGTGGGAAGACGCAGCCTGTCAAAGCGCAGGAACCCACATCTTCTTCCCAACAATCCAACGAGGCGACTGCAAATCCCGCATCACCGCTTTGTTTGCAGAAGCCAAAGAATACTGCGACCGTTGCGATGTCCGCATCGAATGTTTGCAAGCACAAATCAAAGTCGAACGGGAAACATACTGTTTCGACGGAATGTGGGGAGGCATGACCCCCTACGAACGGAAAGCGTACGTCTCCGACTTAGAGTGGCAGGAGAAAACGAAAGCCCGCTAGGGAAAGGGGAACCTAGCGGGCTTTCGGAACGCAATCTAGCAGGGACGTACTAGATGCGCTCGATTTCGTAGTAGTGGTAGATGTCTACCATACTACCAACAGCAGCCAACAATGCTGCATCCGGCGACCGAAAAGTTGTCGCATTATCAACGTCTTTCACCCAATGCCACACCTTTCTGTCGTGGATAGCATAGTAGCCACCGTTCGATTTTAGTGTCGGGTGAACCTTTTTGACGATGACATATCTGACCGGTGTCAGGTCTACGGCACTTTCGGCCCGTTCTGTGAGCGTTCTGAGGAACCTCATACGGCGACCTCTACGGCCTCAGTCCACGGGTTGAGCGTCACGAAATACCCCAGACGGTTCACAAAATGGCGACCCTCCAAAATCCACAGACCTGAATCACCCTCAACGAGCGTCCAACAGCGTTCATTCTGGACGGCTTGGACGAACTCTAAGTCCTCACCGTAAGTCTCGAACAGGTGACGGTCGAAACCGTAGTCCGTGAAGTTTTGTATCGGTTTGTAGGTGTTGCCCCATTCTTCGTATGTCACAGTCCTGCCCTCCGAATAGCGTCAATCCACAACGCACCACCAGCACCCAACAAGATGCCACACAACAACCACCAGTCCCCACCAGCGTTCTCTGCATGGTCGAACACGAAACCGGAGGCGATGATGGACACCAGACCTAACAGGGCACGGTGGCGGACGGGTCGCCCGTCAGGTTTGACACCACGACGGTCTAGAACAGCCTGACGGCGTTCATCGAGCGTAGGTTTGTGATAGTGACCCTGTTTGCGCCAAGCGATGACGGCAGGGTGGTCAGGTGACCAATGCTTACGGTTCATGCTGCCTCCTCCGCCCACTCGCCTGTTGCGAAGTCGCTCGCCGTCAAGTCGGGCAATGTTCGGGCAAACTCTGCCCACGCATTGTCGAACGCTTGCTCGTCGTCATCTGCCTGCACCTGCACGGTGTAGTGGAACGTAACGAAATAGTTCTTCACTTGTTTTCCTCTTTCTTTTGTAGTTCGGTCTCGCACAACAGGCAGATAGACCTGTCCCAATAGTGACGCATGAGATGGACTGCCGACGGTTCCCCACAGTCGGCACAGCACACGGTCGGTGGCAATTTTGTAATCGTCATCACGCCACCTGCCAAGCCTGCACGATGAAATCGCCGTATTCGCTACCAACAACGATGTTCTCGTCGGACTCCAACCAGTAGAACACTTGCTCGTCGCCGTCAAGGTCTTCACCGTCGCCGTCGTAGCCTGCAGGGAACCTGCCGAACACCTGCTCTTGAATCTCTTTCTCGTGACGGTAATGCCCCGTAACAATGTATTGCTGTGTTTTCATTACAGACCCCTTTCTAGGTCTCACACGAACCCCCTTTAGGTTGCGTGTAGTGGGTGGGCAGGACTTGCACCTGCCTGTCTGCTAGTCACCCGAAATAACTAACCCTTCCTCACCTTGTTCCACAGTTCCTTGTATTCCTTAGCCAATTCGTAGTAGGTGTCCCGAACCGCCTCATGTTGCTTATCGGTCATCTCACTTTTCTTCCAGTTCGGCAGGTCACTATAAGCCACCAAGTTGTCGTCGGCAAGGTCACGCCACCGGAAACTAGCCACATTCAGAGCCGACCTAATCATTGACCATTCACGTTCCGTCAGTTCCATTAGTCCACCCTCTCTATCTGAACGTCGTCGTAACCTTGCTCTAAATAATGTTCCGCCAGTTTCATAGCGTCATGCTCTGGCAGATAGATGTCGTTCACTTCGACACCCCCAACCCATACCGTGAATGTCATTAGTTGTCCCTCCCGTAACGTGCGCACAGAATACGGTAAGCCTCTTGCGCCAGTTCAACCTCACGGTCATAGTCCTCGTTGCCGTCCTTTTCGGCAACCATCTCATCTATGCCCCGTGAGAGCGCACGGAACACAATGTCCCATTTTTCTTTCGTCATTCGTTTCCCCATCATTTTCCCTTTCCGTTGTTTTCCTGTCGGTATTGTTCGCACAGGTTTTCACGTTCCGTGTGCGTTGTGCAAGCCATAACATTGTCGGCTTGCGTGTCGGTCAATCTGTGGTATCGGACGTACATTGCACGTTCCCGTTCCCGTGTCGCCCCTGTGAGGGCGTCTATCGTCGCCATTAGTTGTCCCTTTCGTTTAGTTGTTCGGTCTTTATCCATGTCTGGCAGTCGTCTCTGTCTGCCCAAGAGTCACGCCCGTTCGGGAGACGGACGAACGCATTAGCGAACGTGTCGTAAATCCCCCAATAGGTAGTGGCGAATAGGTGTCGTCGTACTTGGTATCTGTCCATTAGTTGTCCCTTTCTATTTGTTCGGTGCGTCCGTCACGAACTTGTATTCGTCTGCCGTGACGTAACAGTCAATGACCCTTGCGTCCTTGTAGTAGAAGTCCACTACCTTGCGGTATGCCTCCGGTGCGGAATGTGCGTCCACATAGTGTGTGGCGAGGATAGGACGGGGAGAGGGTTCGTTAGTCCCCGTGCGGTAGACAATTTGCACCATATGTGTTTTCATCGTGCCACCTTGTGCAGGTCTTTCTTGCGCATGACCTCTGTCTCATCTACGACGAACCGAACGTCCGTGTCGAAGTTTAGAGACGTATAAAGTCCCTTGAGAAATTCGGTGGCGTGATGAATGTAGGTGGCGTAACCATGACCGTAGGTGAACCCCGTTAGGGTCTCTTTGTCCCCGTCGGGGTGAACTACTGCCAGAGAGTAGTAACTATTTCCGTTCGGATTGTCAAACCAACGTCGTGCGCATAGCACAAACACTTTCTTTTCCATTGTTTGTCCCTTTTCTTTTGTGTCGCCGTCCGTGTGACGGTAGTCCCCTAGTAGGTCATGAACCTACGCCGACTGTATCGGACTAGGGGTGGGGGTGTCTAATTGAGTCTGCCGTCCACGATAGAACCGACACCGTACAGGTACAGGAGACGGAGGAGAGCCTCCGTGGATTCTACGCCCGTCTTCGTCGTGACCTCCGTTACCAGTTGGGCAACCCAATCGTCGCCGTTCGTAATGTCCCTACGGAGAACCTTTAGGGCTGACTCTTGGGCGATACCGATACGCCCCCCCAATAGGTCAGCCTTTAGGAGTGTCTTTAGTGCTTTCTCTTGGTCGGTCATGAGAGCCACCGTACTTCCGTATCGTTGAGGGCGAGAATCAACCCGACCTCACCGTTTAGGACGATGGCGCAAATGGTGACGGTCTTGCCGTTCGCCCCTGTGAATCGTGGACACTCCATCGTGTCGCACGGCTGGACTATTGCGCCCCTATACGTCCCCTTAGTGACCTGCCCTACTTGCATTGTGTCCCTTTCTGTATGTGTTCCACGTGAAACATTCGTTCCGTGTGGCTCTGTCCCTTACAAATACCAAGATAAAGGATAAAGGTAAGAATTAGGTAAGAAAACGTCAAAGAAACGTCCAAGAAAAAAACTAAGTAAGCGTGACATTAGTCACACCCCAAAGCGAACACACGTTCGCCTGTACGAACATACGTTCGGGGCGGGGTAGTCTAATCAACCCGCCACCAAAAGTCAATATGACATATGTCACACGAACACCAGTTCGGTCACCAACGTTAGGCACACCTAACAAAGTAAGGGACACCTAACACAACGAGAACCACTCTCAACAAAAACGGAACACCATTCCACAATACGGAATAAGGCATCGACTCGAACTAACTACCTGATTACTTTCTGCCTGCAATTATCTAGCGGGTTAGTTTCCGTGTGCAGGTTTAGACCCTAGGTCTAGCGGGAAAGTCTAGGTAGAAAGTCTAGCCAAATAGTCCTATGCCCGTAGGAGAAAAGCCTAAAATTCCTGTCTAGACAACAAGTCCAACTGGGGGTCTGCCGAGCCATACGGGCGGGGGGATATATGTATACCCGCTGGGGATGTTGTCACTCTTTTGGTTGGTTGGGCGGTGTGGTTGTCTGTGTGCTGGGTTTGTTGTACGGTTCGGGCTGGCCGCCAAGTGTTTATCATTTGCTTTTGGAAAAAGAAAATGGTTAAAAAGAAAAAGTGTCCGCCGGGTCTGGGTTGTTTCGTGGCTAGTTTCGATGCTCTTGAAGGCAACCGAGCCTCCGGCGAGGGCGGCAGCCGGGAGCGCAGCGACCGGAACTAAACCATATGACCGGACAGTCTTGTTTAGTCCCCCCCACGCTTCGCTGCCTTTAAAGCAGACCGGTGGCCGTGACCAAGATTTTTAGCCGACACCGTTAATGTCTTTTTCTTCCCCTCAACGTATCTGGCAGGTTCCGTTCTTTGTCTCGTTACTAGGTAACCTGTCAGGCGTTTGTGCATGGGAGGGCGGTCCCCGTTTCCGGCCACATTTACCCATCTCGCTTCCCATGCGTGTTCTTAGCGAGGTAAGGGTCGTGAATTCGCTGAAGTTGCATCGGACTATAGCAGACGTATGCTAGTTTGCAACTTATGGCCGCAAAGAAAACATCGAAAGGTTTCACACCTCCGAAGGGGATGCCGCAGTTGAAACCTGCATCGAAACCAACTGAAGCAATTGTTGCACCGGGCCAGAAGGCTAAGGGTCTCGGAAAGTCTACGAAAGACAACCGGTTCGAGTCGAACGCTAAGACACCGGTGAAACAGGCCGGTAAGGGGTTCGCTGGTTCTGGTGCCCCGGTTGGTACAAGTATCGCCATGTCTCAACCAACGAAAGCGTCTAATGTTGCCAATGCTTTGCTGGCAGTTACGGCTCTGCCGGGTTCCGGACAGGTTAAGAAGGCGATTGCTGCGAAGGTTGGCAGCGGTGTCGAATCTGTTGGCAGGAAAGTTTTGTTGGGTCCTCTAGCAAAAGCAACTGGTGCAGGCGGCAAGGTGTCTAAAACAATGACACCGTTCGGCCCGACGTTGCGTTCTACAAATATTGGTTCGGCTGCACAGAAGGCTGCCCGCATGGGCGGTTTGGCTAAAGCAGAAGGTAACAAGGCTGCGAGTATCGGTGCAGAAACCGGCGCTGCTGTTTTGCGTGGCATGAACAAAGCCGGTAAGGTTGTTCGTGAAGGTGTTGGTACTGCCGCCGCCATCAAGGCTTCGAAACCTAAAAAGAAGCAGTCTAAGTAACTGGGGGTCCCGTTGGGGACTAAACGTCAAGTACCGATAGAAGACAAAGCACGATTCTTCGCTGCTGTCTCGGCAGGTAAAAATATTCGTGAAGCCTGCCGCATCGCTGGTATCCATTACAACACGGGTACGAAATGGTTGCAGAAAGCGAAAGCGGCTGAGGCCGAATCGAAGGCTGCGCAGGCCAGGGCACAGAAACCTGTCGGCGGGACAGGCGGCATCCAATCCCGGTCGTACAACAGCCTGATGGATGCGGTAGACCTTCCCGGTGCTATCCCCTACGACAAGTTGAGGGATGAAGCAAAACGTGGTTTGGAAGATTTCGATTTCTTTCGTAGACGCTATTTGGGGCGTATCCCTTCCCCGTGGCAGGTCGAAGCAGCAGTCCAAATCGTTGAACTGTTGGAGTCCGAGGAAAAAGAATTCGTAGTCATCAACGTCCCCCCAGGTGCAGGCAAATCTACCCTGTTCCACGATGTTGCTGTGTGGGCTATCTGCCGCAACCGGCGAGTCCGTATCCTCATTGGGTCGGTCACCCTGCCGATGGCAAAAATGTACTCCCGCCGCATCAGGGAAACACTTGAGCGGATGACCCCGCTCGAACCGGACCCCATTATGGTAGAGAAAGGTTTAGCGCTCAATGCTGAAGGCTGCCTACAAATCGACTATGGCCGTTTTAAGCCGATTGATAAGACGGCTTTGTGGCGAGCAGAAGAATTCATTGTCGAACAGTTGGATGGGGCCGGGTTGGACAACAAAGAACCAACCGTCCGAGCCTACGGTATCGAATCCGAATTTATCGGTCACCGTGCCGATATGTGTCTCTTTGACGACGTTGCTTCACCCGACAACGCTAGAGAGTCCGTCGCCCGAGACAAACTGTTGGAACGATGGGACAACGTGGCAGAAGCCCGTGTTGACCCAGGTGGACTGCTCGCAGTTATCGGTCAGCGTTTGGGGTCCGGGGACATATATGCCCACTGCCTATCCAAAGTTACCTACGACGAAGATATCGACGACGTTTACGACGGGTCGGACATCACAAACCCGGAAGATTTGGCGAAAATTGAACCGTTGAAGAAACAGAAGTACCGCCAAATCATCTACAAAGCGTATTACGAAGAATTGGATACGGGGAAAGAATCGAAACGGTACAAAGCCCCCGCATACCCCGACGGGCCGCTGCTGGACCCGAAACGGTTACCGTGGAAAGACCTGTCTTTTATCCGGTACAGCAAACCGGATGTGTTTCGTGTCGTCTACCAACAAGAAGATTTAGACTTAGATTCTAGACT